GGTCCGTATGTCCCGTGCAGTCACTAATGAATGCCCGATGAACTATGATGCTTCCGCTAGGTATGACGCAACGTCCGACGTGGTTTTCGAGGACGCAGGCGCCCCTTCTTGGCCCTCATTAACAGCGTACCTGCAACGCAACGACGACGGCACTTTCCATTTGTCACACTCGGCTCGCACAGGTGGCCAAATAGATTCTACCACGCCGAACGCCAATGACCTGATAGGATGGGCATCCACCCTTATACCCTACGCCGAATACGCTGAGGTCTTGAACACCCCCCCTCGCGCATTTGCTACGGTCTACCGCCGCTTACAGGGAACACTTCAGAACGTGTACTCCCGAGTTCTCCCGCTGCCCCGCATCCAAGGTTACTTTTTGCCAAACGTTCCCGTCCAGGCTCAGACAGTTGTTTACGTGCACAACCCCGTTGATGCTGGTCATGCCCTATCACTAGCTGCTGATTTTAAGGCTCACCCGCAAGCCCTCAACTTATTTGAGTACAATCAAAATGACACTGCTCGTACCCTAGATCAGATGGCTAAGCAGTATCTCCAGTTTACACAAACAGGTCAAGGCATGTACTCCCGTTCAGTTAATTTTCACCTGTACCATGGTGCTTACGGCACAGGTAAAACTTGGGACCTAATCCCTACTTTAGTTGCCCGGCATGCCGTTTCGCCATTTACTCCGGCTACTCTCGCCTTCCATACTTGGGACCATCCCCTCCGTGACCCTCTCAAGAACGCTGTTCTCGCTGCACTCCCAGGAATCGGTCTTCAAGCTGGGAACTTCATGACTGGTTGTATGCCTTTGTGTCAACCCCGTACCGGGACCGTCGTTTTTGATGACGTTGGCAAGTGTTGGAACTCATTTATCCCTCTGTTCTTGGCTGCCAATCCCGGCGTAACTGACGTATATTTTACTTTTGACGCTTGTCAAGCTCGTGGGGTTTTCCCGAAAACTCCATCTATATCTCGTAAAAGTCCCGCCACCGCTGACTGGTTGTCCCAAATGTCCGACTATTATGCCACGAACGTTGTCCGCACAGCCCCGGACGTTACCCGGTTATTTGGTCTCCCTTCTGTGCAAGTTCCTGGTCGTATTGTACATCGAGGTAACGTGGTCATCACGTCCAAGTCACCTGCCGGCGTCCCGCTTCTAGCTGTGTCCCCTCGGTTCGCCGAGACTCAAAATATGGGCGGCCAAGTCACCGATACCTTCACGGACAGTCAAGGCCATACTGTTCACGGTGACGTCGCTATTGACCTTGGGGGCCTTACGGCTACTGCTACAGAACATGCTGCCTACACTGCCCTCACTCGTGCAACAGGGAACATCTATCTTGTCATGGGTGCGCAGATTCCCACATCAGCTCGTATTGAGACAGCTTGGTCTAAGAGCCAGATCCTTACAGCCATCTTGACCGTTGCCTCGGTGCACAATACTCCGATCATTACCCCGGCCGTAGATGTGGATGGCTTGATATCATCCGCCGTTCTGTCCCATATTTCACGATGTCTCTCCCCTAGGGCTCGCGCCCGTTTAGGTCTTCCGGGCCCCAATCCAATCGTTGGTGTCCAAGGAGTTTCTGCCACCGACCGCGCCGACTGGCTCAATACCCCAACTCCAGCCGGCGACGTCTACACTGCTCGTACCCACAGAGCCGTTCGAAGGGACGCTCCCGACCGTGGTACCAAAGCTTTTAGTCGTCACACCGAGTCTGTGACTCACTCCTCGGTCTCCCCGGTCGCTCATTTGGTTCGCCACTTCACTGCCGTGGCGGAGGACGCAATTTTATCCACCACCCCTTCAAACTATAAGCTTCCTCCCATGCCCGTTTTCTCTGGACCTCATGACACCGCCCTCGACATCAACGAACCCACTGATGATGCCACCCGTGAAATAGAAGCCAATTCTGACCGTGACCACTG